TGCCAACTTAGAACGCAGTCGATGATACAATTTTCTGTATCAGCGGCTGTTTTCTTTTGTGTTGAAGTCTTCTTCATTAGGATAGATGAGCTGTTAACTGGAAGAAAGAAGCGGAGCAGAAATCAGTTTCTGCCCGGGATAGTAAGCGAAATTTCGCTGCCGTCCTTAAATCTGTAACGCAAGGTATTATCGCTGTTTACGGTCACCGTGTCCACAGTGCCCATCCAGAGCGTATTGCTGAACTTGACGGGCAGGATGTCCGAGTCAAAGATGGCAAACATAAAGCCGCTCAGGATCGAGCTTTGATGGTTTTTATCCTTAACAGCGGACTGTGTTTCCTCAAACTCCGCCTGTAAGGTCTCATAGCGGGAGACCTGCATGTCGTAGCGCTTTTGGTAATCTTCCTGATCAAGTGCCCGAGTGGCGTTCTCATTTACAATCCGCGAGATCATTTCCGCCACAACCTCCATCTCCTGTGAAAGTTCCTCAAGCCTGGCTTCTTCTGTGGAGCAATCCGTCAGTTCGTCTTTTAATTCCCGGCAGTGAATCAGCAGTTTTTCTTTATCGGCTAAAAGCAGGCTCAGAGCCTTGACAAAAGATTCCTGAATCTCCGCTTCGTAGAGGTGCGGTGTGCCGCATTTCTCTTTCAGCTTGAACTTGTCATTGCATTGCCAGACGGTTCGCTTGTACTTTGTGTTAGAGTGCCAGACCTTCGAGCCGTAGAAGGCTCCGCAATCTCCACAGATGAGTTTTGTTGAATAAGGCGTGCTGTTGCTGTAGTAGGTCTCTAAGCTCTCTCTTCTGGCGTACTCCGCCTGCACGAGGTCAAATTCATCGGGATCAATGATAGCCGGATGGCTGTCCTCCACATAGTATTGCTGTACTTCGCCTTCATTTACTTTTTGTTTTTTCGTGAGAAAATCTACTGTATATTTCTTTTGTAAGAGGGCGGAACCCCGATATTTTTCATTTCTTAAAATACTGGCGACGGTGCTGCCATACCATTTTTCTTTGCCCGTCGGCGAGAGGATGTTTTCTTCTTCGAGCCTTTTTGCAATGCCGTAGGGTGTCATGCCTTTCATGAACAATCGGTAGATATAGCGTACAATCTTCGCTTCCTCCGGCACAATCTCCGGCAGTCCGTTTTCACCTTTCTTAAAGCCCAGAACGCTCTTGTAGGGCATCATGACCTTGCCGTCGGAGAACTGCTTCCTGATGCCCCAAGTGACGTTTTCCGAGATAGACCGGCTTTCTTCCTGAGCAAGAGAGCTCATAATCGTGATGAGAAGTTCTCCCTTTGAATCCAAGGTAAAAATATTTTCTTTCTCGAAATAGACCTCGACCTGCTTTTCTTTGAGTTTTCTGACATAGGTCAGAGTATCGACTGTGTTTCTCGCAAAGCGGGAGACCGACTTGGTGATAATGAGATCAATTTTCCCGTTTAGGGCATCATCAATCATTGTCTGAAAGCCTTCCCGCTTCTTGGCATTTAGTCCCGAGATACCTTCATCGGTATAAAGCCCGGCAAACTCCCAGTCGTTTCTGCGTTTGATGTAGTCTGTGTAATAGCTGATTTGTGCTTCATAGCTGTTCAGCTGCTCATCACTGTCTGTGGACACACGGGCATAGGCGGCAACTTTCCGCTTGCTGATTTTCCCCTGATGCAAATTACCGGGGAGATTCTTCTTCGCCTTGATGACGGTAACTTTTCTCTTTCCCCGGCTCATTTTCTATTCCTTTCCCTGTTTTTCCTGCTAACTTCCGCCCGCATCTCGGCTGTCCAGGATTCCGAGCGTGATCTGTCCTGCCAGCTGTATTCCTTCTCCTTGCCGCTTTTTAGGATTATCCTGACCTTGTTGGCTTCGGGGATGATGATCTCCCTGACGTTCTCTCGGAAGATGCCACTGTCAAATTCCTCAAGGTGCAAAGCCCTGGCAGCAAGTCCCTCCAATATCCGCTCGGGTACGCCCTTCATCGAGCATTTGTAGTCTTTTTGTCCCAGATTGGCGGCACAGCGCCAGAAGACCTCCGTTTTGCTTTTCTTACGCTGAAAGTTTGCTCTGCAGTCTCCGCAGCGAATCATCCCTCTAAAGGGATATTTAGGTATGGTCTTGGGCGGATTCTTGTTTGATGTGCGGCATTTGACTTCTTCAATCACAGCCTTGTAGGTTTCCTTGTCAATAATCCCTTCATGCGTATCTTCAGCCAGATAGAAGTCCTTTTCTCCTCTGTTGATATGCTTCTTGGGGCACACAGCGTCGTCCAGGTAGGTCTTTTGCAACAGAGCCGAGCCTGTGTGCTTTTCATTAAAGAATCGTGTAATATCGCCCGGCTTCCATTTGCCGCCGAGCTTCTTCCGAATCCCTAAGGCATTTAACTTCTCGATGATTTCTCCGCTTTGCATGCCGGAAAGATAATCCCTGTAAATCATGCGGACAATTTCCGCTTCCTCATCGTTGATGACAAGTCTCCCGTCAATATAGTCATAGCCGTAAAGATGAGCCATGCCGACGATTTCGCCTTTCTCAAAACGTTTCTTGATGCTCCAGCGGCTGTTTTCTCTGGCGGAAAGACACTCTTCCTGAGCAAAGGAAGCAAGGAGCGAGAGCATCAGTTCTCCGTCCGCTGTCAGGCTGTTGATCTTCTCCCGCTCAAAGTACACAGCGATGCTGAGGTCTTTTAACTCCCTGACGGTTTCAAGAAGCAGCAGGGTGTTTCTCGCAAAGCGGGAGATGGACTTGGTAAGGATCAAATCAATCTTTCTAAGCCTTGCGTCCTCCAGCATTCTCTGAAAGTTCTCCCGGTTTTCTTTCGTACCGGAAATGCCCTCATCGGCATAAACCCCAATATATTCCCAGTCCGCCCTTTGCTGAATCAGCCGGCTGTAATAGCTGACCTGTGCCGAGAGGGAGTGTAGCATGGCATCTTTCCCTGTGGACACACGGGCATAAGCGGCAACCTTTGTCCTGGTCGTTTCCGCATTTCTTTTAAGCGGCAATTCTTCTACCTTTCGCATTCTCCGCCTCCTCTATAATAGGTACTATATACATCACTCAAAACGCCCTATTTATCAAGGTCATAGCGGAAGATACTGTTCTTTGGCAGCCCGCTTTTCCGAGCGATGATTTCCTCTGACTCTCGAAGAAAATCAGCATCCGGTTTCTCGTCTTCAAACAGTGAAAAGAGCAGCGCCATGAGCGATTGATAGCAAAGTACATTCTTTTTTAGATTTTTCTTTTCCATAGTGTTCACCCGGTAACAATCAGGCAGGGAGCCTAGATGTATATACACAAGGCTCCCAAGCCTTGACCCCAGCTTGAAGCTAGCCTTATTTGACCGTGAGCGTGCGAACGGCATCCTGTCTTACAAGTTTTCCGTCCAGACGTTCATAGGCTGCATAGCCGACCTGACCCTTATTCGAGAAAAGTTCAAATAAGGGCTTTATGGTCAGCTCCTGCCTTTGTAAGAGCCAAAAGTAGGAAAGGTCACCGAAGAGGATGGGCTTTGCTCCGCTTGCAGCAGCGGGCATATAGGGGCTGGTGACCACAGGTCTTCCAAAGAGGGTATCGTAATCTTCCCGCCAGAGGGGATAACCGCTTTGGTCTTTCTCCATACGAAGAGAAAATGCGGTCTCGTCGCTCATGACCCATACGGCATGCTTCCTGTATTCCGGTTCAAGCGAGAAGTAAAGTGTAACGACATCATCAAATCTGAGTTTTCCCGCTTCTGTTGATGAGATGGAATCGGCACTGTTCAGAAGCCCCAAGGGTTCCTCAATTCCCGTTCCCGTGAGCAGGACTTTTTCTTCCGCCCTGGCGAAGCGTCTTGCAAATTCCCGCATGAGATAGGTGTCAAGATCGAACTTCGTATCATTGACGAATTGCAAAGAGAGTTTGCAGAGCGATGCAATCTTGAAAGAATCGTAGGGGATGCTTGTGAAGCTGTCGGCATCCACCGGGTAGAGCTGACCTTCGCCTGTCACTTCGGCTGTGCCTGTGGAATGGACAGCGATGATCGTGCCTTCCGCCCGGTCCAGAGCGATTTTAGTGGCATACTTTCTAAAGAGGCAGTCTTTTTCCATCGCCTCATGAAACAAGCCCATATCCCGTCCCGGTATGATGTAGCCGTTCGTTACTCCGTTGTTGCCTTCCTTTAAGGCTTGGATGCTTGTGCCTTTCTTGCGAAGCATGTTCTGAAATTCCGATTTGTAAATGTTTGTGTCTAACATAGGTAAATTCCTCCTAAAATTTTGTTTGGGGTTAATACCCCGTTTGAATTCGCGGGTTTGTGCGCGGCCTTCCGCAACCGCTGTCCGCTAAAAGCTCCCCGGAGATTAGATGGCCCCTAGGGGTCTTACGGCAGAGATTTGCCGTTTGAAGTGGTGAAGCCTTGTCTTTTGCAGTAGTTCATCGCTTCCCGGTAGGTCTTAAAGTGAAGCGATGTCCAGCCGAAGCAGACTCGCCAGTTACAAGGGCGTACGTCCTTGCTTTGGAAGACGAAGACAGGTCTTCGGTGCCTGACCTTAAACAGGCAGTAGAAATTGTAATTTTTGTTTCCGATGACATTCGGATTTTGTCCTGAGCTATCCTGCATAGAGGGTTCCTCCTTTCCGTGTTGATTTTTCCTTTGTCGTACATGGCTTTGTTCAGGGCGGCCTGCACGTTTGACCACAGTGTTTCATGGGCGGCTCCTTTCACCTTCCCCTTGGACAAGAGTGCGGGTTTTGAGTAATTCTTTTTGACGGTCTATGTTGAACATAGGTCGTTTGCTCTTACACAGCTGCGGGGGAATTTTGCTTTGTAGCAGCTTGTAGCAGGATTTTCTATAGAGCCCTATATTTCGCTTAAATAGAGGTAACTGAAAAAACCTGCTACATCCTGCTACACCCACTGTGTTCATAAGAAAAAGTCCTCCTCGGCGCTCGGCTTGTAGCCTAAAAGCAGGGTGGTAGGGTTGCCGCCCGCCGTAGGGCGTTTCCTTGTGACCTCCGCTACTTTCCGAAGTTCCTGATTGAAGTTGCGATTGTTCTCAGGGAAAAGCCCGTTTCTTACACACCAGGCGCGATAAGCGTCATAGACAAGAGATGTTCTGATTTCTTCCTGCGGGTCTTCTATCAACGCTTCCTCGATGAACTGCATGACTTTGTTGCTGTCACGGGCATAGCTTGCTGTGGAGTTGAGCACCGCTTCCGGCCGCGTTAGGCCTTCATCCATTAGCATCCGGTAGCCTTCCAGCAGCCAGTTCAAAATGGCGCTTTGCACATCGGGTTTGGCGAAGCGTTCTTTTAAGCTCTTGTCCTGCTCGGACTCATTGAAGTGGCGTTCGAAGGGGATAATCTGCACCCGTCCGCTGCTAAAGAGCGTCATGTCGTTGACCACAGGCAGATAGTTGGTATTGATGTAGATCTTGAACTGGGGCTGAAAGTCAAAGCTGTTCTCATGCAGAAAGCGGGCGTTTAAGGTATCGTTTCCCGTCATGGTTTTAACCTGTGCGGCATTTAAGAGAAGCCCTCGTCCCGGCTCTGATATATTGGCCAGGCGGATACCCACCAGCCGTGCAATATCTTCACTGGGAGCCTGGCTGTTGGTGAAGCGCTTCTGAGCGATGGTTTCAGGGCGTACGGCTTTCCCGTAATCGCCCATGACCTTGAGGACGCTTTCCATCAGCGTTCCCTTGCCGTTGCGACTGGTTTCGCCATAGAGAAAGAACAGGCACTCATGCCGGGTATCGCCTGAGACGGCATAGCCCAGAGACTTTTGCAGGAACTTCGCTTTCTCCCGGTCACCGCTCATGATCTCGTCAATGTATTCCTGAAAACGCTCTGAATAAGCGTCCGGAAGATAGGATGCTCCGGCAATCTTGCTTAAAAAGTCCGACGCTCTGTGTTCGTAAAATTGCATCGTACTTAAATCAAGCGTGCCGTTTTGACAGTTCAAGAGATAGCGATCCTGATCAAAGCTTTGAAAGGGCAAGGGATAGACGCTCTGTGCTTCTTTGAGATAAGTTTCCCTGAAGCGTCGCTGCTGCCATTTGGCGCACTCGCCGAGAAAATTCGTCCTGAGATGTTCCTCCCTGATGGTGAGGGCGTATTGCAAGAGGCTGTCCGCCAGGCTTTTGCAAAGCTCCATTGCCTTTAAGCTTCCGACATCCGCCTGCCAGCATTTGTCTTGAAAGACGTACCATTTCTTTCGCTCCGGAACGAAGCGGCAGATATCCCGATACACATCGGCAAAGAGCCTGCCAAAGCCGATATCACCGAAGCGGTAGCGGGGATTGTTCAGAAGGTCAAAGCTTTGCAGCTGTCCGTAGATATCATTAAAGTCATCCGCCGGAGAGGAAACCCGCACCGGTTTATAAAAGGAAGTGCAGGAATTGACGGCTCGGTTAAGCGTAGATGCTCGGTAGTCGTCCCGCTCCCATTTATCCCGCATAAGTCCGGACTTCCTAAAGAGCCTGTCCATTTGCTCCGTATCTCCGCCGCACCAGAAGGCGAGCATGGAGCAGAGGGCAAGGTCGGCTTCGCTGTGGCTGATATAACCCCCTACATCGCCCTGCCAAAGTTTTAGAAATTTTGTCTTCTGTCTGCTTTTCCCGGCCTTTTGAATAACGGATTCATCTTCAAGAAAGCTGCCGGGAGCTGTTTGCCGGGGAGAAGAAGTCACGTCACGCTTCATATAGCGATCCAAGATGAGCTGAAGCTCTGTTTCCCGATGCTCAGGTTCTTTTTCTCGGATGGCATTTCCGGTTAAGGTTACGTATTGTTTTGTCGCACCGGGAACGTAAACCTCCAGACCGATTTTCCGGTTGTTGACGTAGTAGCGGGATTTATCAAAAGCAAAATTATTGACTTTTAAGATGATGCGGATACCTCTGCCTGACGGGCTGTATTCCGTATAAGAATCAAGGGTGCTGATTATGTCTTCGGCAAGTTCCGAGAGCCTGCCATCAAGAACACAGTTGTCGATATCGAGTGCGGCAAAGGGAGCAAAGACGCCCATGCCGATGCCGTCATATTGAGATGCTGCTTTCAGTACTTCCGCAAAACTTGCAAAGTGGCGGATGTTCTTGCTACTTGCCCGTTTTCCGTTCACCTGATAGGGAATCTTGGTCATTCTGCCGTTTTGTTCTTCATAACGCCAGAGGCAGAATCTGCCGTTTTCTTTTATGTCTTTTGGTAAGTTTTGAATCATATCGTTCTCCTCGGTATTTTTTGAGGGAAACTCCCTTCACCTTCCCCTTGGACAAGAAAAAGGATTTTGGGCAATGTTTTTGAAAAATTCTTTTCTTCATCCTTGAACCTGCCTATCTTTCATCCTGAGGAGGAAGCCCCTCTACTTTCCCCTTGGACAAAAGAGCGGGTTTTGAGTAATTTTTTTGACGACCTAGGTTGAATCTAGGGCGCGAGATTTCTTCTCCCTCACTCTGTAGGCAGGAAAAACGGCATATTTGAACGGGGCAAAAAGAAAAACGACCTAAGTTCGGCTTAGGTCGCGGGTTTAAACACAGCTTCGGGAGAGATTTTCAGCTTTGTAGCAAGATGTAGCAGGTTTTTTCAGTTGCCTCCATTTAAGCGAAATAGAAGGCTTACTATAAATTCCTGCTACAAGCTGCTACAGATTG